ATCATATCCATGTGGAGGTTTCAAACATTTTATCAACAGTAACAATTCGTTACTTGAGTCTTTTATAGATACTTTTTATAGGTATTAATTCGAACTTTTTAAACATAACCATGTCTTTTAGGGTTCATTCCCTATTAGTTATTTATGTTTCTTAAGTTTTCGCGAATTAATTGCTATATTAAGTATTTTATAGTCACGTTGTAACCCAACCTCTGAACTGCTATTTAATACTCTTTTAATGTATTGCAAAACTCTGTTTTTAAAAATATTGAGACCTGTCCCAGTCTTTTTTCTATTCTGCATTCAATTACCAAATTGATATGTCGTGCAGTCTTAGCTCTTAGTTTTAGACATCCGTCTAGGTTAAAGAGAAATTATATAGAAATTTCCAGAACTGATCTTTCTTGTAATTGCCAATCTTTTTATACTAGGTTGACCCCTAGTTTTCCTTCTATCACCAAATAGAGAAATAATTCCTACCGTACCATTGTAGGTTGTTCAAATCTTAGAAAAGATTTGGATCGAACTTTACACTCTTTCATGTTAAATCATTGAAATCACTGTCTAGGTGTATTAGAATAACTCCTTGTATTGTCAAGGAATACTATTCTACATCGTAATGATATATTATCGATCTTTTATTTTGATTCAGTAAATTCACGCAAATTTTAGTTAGTCGTGTGTTTAGTTTTATTCATTTCCCATTATTTGACGCGAGTACATGAAGCGATTTGACGCTGTATTCATACTGTTCCCCTGAGAAGGAACGAATCAGTCATATCGTGTACAATGCTCCTGTGTGAGCATGGCGACGAGCCAGTTACACAGTATTAGGTTGCGTGTGCTATGCAAATAGTACCCGTTTAGGTAAGTGACCTCGAATATGTATCCCCCGCGGGAAAAGCATATGAATTTCAAACAACAACTTACAACCATGACCCTGGGTAGTGTCATGGTAAGATACCTTTACCTTCTAACTCAATTAATAACCAAACAAATTTTGTACCACAGAGCGATACTTTCAACTCCAAAGTAGCCGCCAAATCTCAGTACCAACGAAGCGCCGCTTCTGCCAAAATCGAAAAGGCAAAACAAGCGCAGCGCGATAAAAACAAAAAAGAAGCTAAGAATTATTCTAAGAAGAAGACCAAGTCTTCTAACCAATCTTCGAATCGTTCTAAACGCAGCCCTCTTTATGTTCACCAATCGTTGTTGGAACGGATTTATCCAAAGGGCATTCTTGAACAAGCGAAAAACACGCTTGTCAGTATGCAAGTCGAAGAGAACATTTCAGATGTTTTCAACATGCTAGAGAATCTAGGATTACTAGCATTTTTACTCCCCAAATGCAACTCGAAATCTGAAGTTGCAGCCCAACTTGCTCTTGGCCTCAAAACCATGAGAAAAGGTTCTATTATTGAATCAGTCCTTAGTCAGGCTCCCACACTCGCGTGGTTGAAGACTACTTTTGGCTATAACATTTTCGAACCCCAAGCTGGAGAAGCCGACAAACAAGATTGGCTTTCGTTTTTGCCCAATTTACGTGAAAATTGGGCGACCGTGCGTTCTGCACCTTGTTTTGAGAAAATCTCTAATCTTATTTCATTAGCCGCTTCTATTGGCTTATGCAGTGTGACGAGTTTATCTTGGAACGTCAAAGGCGTTGAACTTTTCAGAGCTGGTAGTGTCCGCAAACACGCTACCGCTATTGATTTCATGGGCGCTATGCTCGACACAGTTGTCACTTTCATTGAAGGTGGATACGAATGTTTCAAGCAAGGTTCCCTGGCACCTCTCTTATTCACGACCGATGCTGGTCGAGAATTTGATGACCTCTACTTCACTCTTATTGAATTACATGAGCACGCTATGGTTTTTAACCTGTGTGCGAATCCTATTAATTATAAGGGTGTTTATCGTCCCATCAATGATCTAGAATATGGATCTATGCTCGAAGAAGCTATTGAAATGGCCGAGACTGCCTACCGTTCTGCAAAAGGAACTTGGCAATCTGGTGTCTTAGAAAAGCGTCTTACAACTTTACGAGTAAATCGTGCGGCTTATTCTGCCAAGCGAATTGATGGAACTCTCCGATACGCCCCATTCACTGGATATATTTTTGGTGATACTGGCGTTGGTAAGTCTACCGTCGCTCAATTGGTGATGTCTGATTGTTTAAGTATTGCGGGTGCAGACCCGGATCCCAAGCATACAGCTATTATCAAAGAATCCGACAAATTTGACTCCACCATCAAAGGAGATACTCAAGGAATTTATTTTGACGATATGGGCAATACCAAAGCCGAGTTTCTTGAGAAATCACCAGTAGAACGTATGATCGACATCAACAACAATATGATCACTTATGCGAACAAAGCTGACCTTCATGAAAAAGGAAAAGTTGAAATTCGCCCTTGCGTTTTTATGGTGACTAGTAATGCTCCACTTGCCAATCATGCACGTCTTGGATCCATCAACCCTGGGTCCATTGTACGTCGTGCCGATATTCATCTTCAAGTAAAGCCTAAGCCTGAGTACAGACTTCCCGATGGAAGATTGGACTCCTTCAAAGCTATGGCTGACTTTCCAGAAGAAGATTTCGAAACTGATGTTTGGGAAATCTATGCACATGTCCCCGATATGCGCAATAAGGTTACCCTTACAGCCCCTGCTAGTGGAAAATTGCAGGATGACAAACCTCTCAGTATTCACGAGACGTTGAAATTGACTACTTCTATGTGTAAAAAGCATTTCGACAATCAACGCCGCATTGTTGCCAAATCGGGCAAAATGCATGCATCTCGTCAGTACTGTGCTACTTGCCTACTGGCGCATACTCTGTGTGAGTGTGTAGTCCCTGAGCCTGAGCCTTATCTACCAGAAGAAGCACCTATGGGTGTTGAAGAAAGTTCTATTTCTTCATTGGACTATTCCATTTCTACTACTGATCCGACACCCGATTCCGATTGGGAATGTTATGATCGTTCTGATATTGCTAAGGCTTTTGATATGCAAGCTATGCCACAAATCTCATTCGAATCCATCCGAGAGCAATTTACCAAATTCACTCCAACAATGAATGCTATCTCAGTTCGCCTACCATTACGTGTAGTAGAGAGCCCTGTGATCCAGAAACTTTACATGTTTTACCATGCTAGAGAATTTATGGAACTTGAACGGGAATCTCGTAAGAACATGATTACGCTTTTTATGTTTATGTGTCTCACTGGTTTGCCTTTTGGATGTCTCTCCCTATCTTTGATTGTCTTCGCATTTCTTATGTGTGCCTTTATTCATTATAGCGTACTCACGAAGTGGAAGAATGACATGTGCGAACAACTTGCCTCACGGCGTGATGTGACCCATGACTTATTCGCTTCTATTAGAAAGTGCAAGGCAGTTCAATTCTTTTCTATCTGTGTTGTTGCAAAAGTTCTATATTCCTTAGTCATTACGATGAGGACAGTACATGAGCAGCAAACAGTTCTCGCACCAGAGACCGTTGAAGAGATTAAGAAAAGGGATGAGGAAGTAAATCCTTGGGCAAATGCTGTTGCATCCACCCTACATGTGACTCCTAAAAATGCTACTATGACAGAAGCACAAGTGGTTTCGCGTGTCACCAAGAATTTATTTCATGCCAAATTCGTTGAGAATGGCTTTCAGCAATCTTGCGATATCTTAGCTGTAGGAGGTACTTTGTATCTCATGCCACTACACATTTTTGAAAATCGTAAAGATATGAAGGTTCTTGTCACCAAAGGAGATCCTCTCAACCTGAACTCTACTTTCAGGGGATATGTTAGTGTCAATTCCATGGTTCCAATCCCTGGAAAAGATGCTTGCCTAGTCTCTATTGAGTCAGGCGGAATTCATAAGGATATTAAAGATTTATTTCCTAATGAATGTACCGCATCAGGTTCTGCCCATTTGATCTATCGTGATGAAACGGGAGACGTGAGAGATGATTTAGTTCGTGCTAACTACATCAGAAACTCCGAATCTGGAGGACCCGGATACCAATATAATGCACCATACAATACTTTCACTGGTATGTGCATGGCTACTTTAGTGGGCGCATTTGCTCGCCCTACTATTATTGGCATCCATTTACGTGGAGTCACTGGACATTCCAGCGGCAAAGCGTTGCACATTTCGCGTCTTGAACTCAATGAAGCAGTTCACAACGCTCACAAGGAATGGAAGGGTACTTTCCCTTGCCATGTGAACGGTGACTTCCCAGTTACCAAATATGATAAGCAAGTTGTCATCAATCAAGATGTACATCCCAAATCACCCCTTAACTATCTTCCTGTTGGAAGCAACGTTGAGTATGTGGGACAAAACAACCAACGTGCTACTCATACCAAAAGTTCTGTCATTCCTACCCCTATTTCTGATATTGTTGAAGAAGTAACAGGAGTGTCGAACGACTTTGGACCACCCCAATTTCATTCTTGGAAAATGTGGCAAGAGTCTTTAAAACATTCTGCTAATCCTAGTGCTGGCGTTGAGCCTTCACTTGTTGACAAAGCTGTTCAAGATTATTGCAATGGACTAATTGAAGTTCTTCTTAAGGATGAATTTAAGGAAATGGTTTTCAACGAATTGAAACCACTTAATGAAATGCAAACTTTGTGTGGAATTGATGGTAAGAGATTTATTGATGCCATTCCTAAGGGTACTTCCAAAGGCTTTCCTCTTTCAGGACCTAAAAGCGATTGTATTCGTTTGCTAGATCCTGAGGACTATCCCGACCATATGTGTCCCGCTGAGTGCGACGAAGAAATTATGGAAGAGTTTAGGAAAATGGAAAAGTTACTTGCTCGAGGTGAGCGGTGCTATGCTATTTTCAAAGCCTGTGTGAAGGATGAGCCTACTAAGAAAGGCAAGGAGAAAGTACGTGTGTTTCAAGCATGCGAATTTGCTTTCCAATTGCTGATCCGTAAGTATTTCCTTCCTATTGCTCGCATCATGTCATTGTTTCCTTTGGCATCGGAGTGTGCAGTGGGAGTGAACGCTCAAGGTCCTGAGTGGGACCAGCTCGCCAAGCATATGTTGAAATTCGGTTCTGACCGTGTTTTTGCTGGAGATTACAGTAAGTATGACTTAAGGATGCCTGCATCATTAATTCTTGCTGCTTTCAAATGCATGATCAACATTGCTGAGGAGTGTGGAGATTACTCTGCTCCTGAACTTTTCGTTATGAAAGGAGTTGCCACTGAAATTGCATTTGCTTGTGTTTCTTACAATGGTGACATTCTTATCCATCGCGGATCAAATCCATCAGGACAAAATCTTACCGTATACATTAACTGTATTGTCAACTCATTGTTGATGCGCTCTGCGTATTTTCATTTGTGGCCTGCCGAACTCGGCCTCCCAGAACCTTTCCGTAGAAATGGTTCTATGATGACATATGGTGATGATGTATCTGGTTCCGTCCGTAAGGGATATGACTGGTTCAATCATATCTCCTTTGCTCAATTCTTGGCTGAACGTGATATGGTTTTCACGATGCCAGACAAGGAATCTGAACCCACACCTTATATGAATGATAGAGATGTTGACTTTTTGAAGCGCCATAACATTTACAATCCTGATACTGGATTGATTCATGGAGCTTTGCAAGAGGCATCTATTTTCAAATCACTTCACTCTGTTTTGAAGTCTAAGGTTGTGTCTCCCGAAGACCAGAGTGCCATGAACATTGATGGTGCTCTCAGAGAATGGTTTCAGCACGGACGCGATAAGTATGAATTGCGCCGTCAGCAGATGATTCAAGTTGCCGACAAAGCAAACCTCTCCCACATGTGTTCTGAGCTTCAGATCACCTATGACCAACGTCTTGATATGTTCAAGGAGAAGTATGACTGCTAAATTGGTAGCACCGTCCCGCAATGACGTGAAACTTGAGCAAACCCCGGAGCTATTCGTGGTGATAAGTTTAAAATAGCATTCATGTACTGGATTACCGTATGTTAGATAGTTTGTATGTTTGTATACTATATATAGGCTTGCATGTCTCGTGGCAGTCAGTTGACTACCCCTATTTAGGGGAGGCCTCGCCAACCAACCAAATATACTGAGGATGGAACGTAGAGTAGCGTACCCAATCCAATATACTTAAATTACTTACTAGCCAAAATAATTCAAGTGCTGACGGAGGTGCAGCGTATAACATCTCCAAAGTCTCGAAAGAATCGAGCGCCCAGACGACGAACTTCGTCGATGGGGACTCACCGTGGTCATACGACATCGTCGCAAGCCCCGATGAAACAACAAAACTCTCGGGTTTCACTGACGCTCAACTGGGTGATTTCCTCAGTAGGCCGATTAAAATCAAAGAGTATCAATGGACTCCT